CTACACGACGCTCTTCCGATCTACTTGAAGAAAACGGCACACGACCGTTTATCATGTCTGACAAATAGGTTGGCTTTATGCCAATCTGATTTGCAACTTCCGCTTGTTTTAGCCCTTTAGAGTATTTAATCAACTCAATTAGGCGTTTCAACTCTTGATTTACAGCCATATATGAATTATTTTCGTTAAAAACTGAACTTTCTTCTGATTTTATTTGGTAGATATGAACTATCTTCATACATTTGCACCGTGCAAATAGGAATTTGCGAGCAGCGAAACGAAATTTGCGAGCAAAGGTAACACATTTGCGCCTAACAAAAGTAAGAACAACAAAGAAAATGCAAGCTATGACAACGATTGACAATTACATCAAGCAAATCCACGATGAAGCCAAATCGAGAGAGGGAGCTGCAATGCGCCACTACGAAGCAGGAAAGCGTGATTGCCAAGCAGGTATCTACGACAAGTGGTATCGCTACAACACGGCCAATGACGGCATGGCTTATGACCTCGGATGGACGGAGCAGAACAAGGAAACGCAAAACGGTGTAGTCCGCTTTATAGACGCATAACAATCAAACATCAACGCAATATGGCACGGATAAATGAGATAATCAAAACCAACGGGGAAGTCCTCGAAGTACAGCCGAAAAACGGCACGGATTTCCAACTCGACGAGCTTCAAGCGATAGTCGGGGGCTTAATCGAAATCATCGAACTCGGATATGGTGAGGTGATGGTAGTGAACGAAGAGGGCAAATTCATTTGCGAGCCGAACGCAGTTGCGACCATCGTAGCCCTTGCTCGCAAGGCGATATTCCCGAACGACAGCATCCACGGCAACGTACTGGTGTGTAATTCAAATCTAATCAAATAGCAACAACAATGATAGCACAAGCAAAGACTTTCAGCGCAATTTATGAAGCGTTGGACCCCGTTCCGCCCAAGACGAAATGGGTGCAGCGCATCGCAAAGGCAACGATGCGGAGCGAGAATGCAGTGAGAATGTGGCTGAACGGTAGACAAACGCCCGAACCACTCGTACAGAACATCATCGCCAAGGAGTTAGGTGTGCCCGTAGAGGGCTTGTTTCCAACCAAAACAGCAGAATGACATGGACACTGAAAGGTTTGAAGACATTGCGATGGCGGTATTCATAGCAATATTCGGCATTGTCGGCATAATTGAAATTGTCGGTTTCCTGCTCACGTGGATGTGGCATTGCCTGTTGATTGCGGGGATGTGTGCAGGTGTGACATGGGCATGGTATTACGAAGACTACAAATCCAAAGTTAAAAAACTCAATAGACTATGGCAGAAGAAGAATACAAGGCATTAACAGAACGGCTCGCACGAATTGAAAGTCTGGTTGTGGCTGGAACAAAAGAGGTTCTGACGATTGACGAGTGTTCGGCATATACTGGTTACTCAAAGAACCATCTGTATAGGCTCACTTCACAACGGACAATACCATTCTACAAGCCGATGGGCGGAACAATCTATTTCCGCAAGAGCGAGATAGAAGATTGGCTGCTCCGAAACCGCCAGGCAACGGAAGCGGAGATAAGCAGCAAGGCGACAACTTATTGCAGAATCCATAAATAAAAATCAAGCGACATGAAAGAAATCATCATTTCACGACTGACCCTTTTGAATTTCAAGGGCATTCGCAGTATCAGTATCGATTTTGACGAACACGAGACAAACATCTATGGAGCTAACGCAGCAGGAAAGACCACCGTCTTTGACGCATTCCGTTGGATTTTGTTCGGCAAGGACTGCCACGACCGTAAGGACTTCAACATCAAGACCATCGGTGCGGACGGAAGGCCTATCGAAAGACTTCCACACGAAGTAACGGCCGACCTCGTTGTGGACGGGGAGCAAATCACGCTCAAGAAGTGCTACGTTGAGAAGTGGACCAAGAAAAGAGGTTCGGCAGTGGAGACATTCAGCGGTCATGCCGTGGAGTGCTACTACAACGATGTGCCGTGCTCAGTCAATGAGTACGAAGCCAAAGTGTCGGAGATATGCGATGAGCAGGTGTTCAAGCTCATCACCAATCCGCTCTTCTTTACTTCTCAGAAGAAAGACTTTCAGCGTGGTATGCTCATCAGTCTCGCAGGAAACGTGACCAACCAAGAACTCGTGGACGAGAACCCCGACTTTGCAGGCCTCGTTGGTATGCTCTCGGGAAAGACGATTGAGGAGCTGAAACGTGAAGTGTCAAGCAAGAAGCGCAAAATCAAGGACGGCATCGACAACATTCCTGCCCGAATAGACGAGCGCAAGCGTGATATGCCCGAAGCGTGGGACTGGTCAGCGGTGGAGACAAACATCAAAGTACATGAGTACGAGATTGGACAGCTTGACGCACAGATAGCAGACCGCAGCAAGGCATTCAGCGAGACGACCAAGCACAAGCAGGAAGTGGCAAGGCAGCTCTCGGAGGTTAAGAGCAGCATTACAGCCCGTGAATACAAGATGAAAGACGCACTGCTTGCCTGCTATAACGAGGCCCGTAGAGCGCACGAGACGGTTGTGCAGGAAGCTACATCAAAGCGCAATGAAAGACGGGTAAAGGCTCTCGCCCTGCCACGTTTGGAAAAGGAGTTGCAGACGCTCAAAGAAGAGCGAGAAGCCCTCATCGCAGAATGGCGAACCGTCAAGGCAGAGGAGTTTGCAGAACCGGACCGCAACGAGTTCGTATGCCCCACTTGCAAGCGACCGCTTGAAGCTGACGATGTAGACGCAAAGATTGAGGAGCTACGCACGGCATTCAATACGGACAAGTCAAAGCGACTTGAACGCAACAAGACGGTCGGCATCGAGACAAAGGGCGCAATCGAAGCCAAGGAAGCAGAAATCAAGGCAATCAATGACGGCTGCTTCAAGCTCGATGATACGATAGCCCTCATCGAAAACTCGGACGCTTACAAGAACAACCCCACTGAACCCGACATCAAACCGATATTGGACGAAGACGATGAACTGAACGAACTGAAAGCGAAAGCAGCCGACTTGCAGATGGAACTTGACAAAGAAGTCTCCGCTCCCGACACTTCAAACTTGCAGGAATTGAAGAACAAGCACCAAGAAGCCCTCAATGCCGACAAGATGAAGCTCCGTGACAGAGAGACCATCGCCAACATCAACAAGCGCATTAAGGAGTTGGAGGACGAATACAAGACGAGCCAAGACGAATTGGCACGTTTGGAGGGCATTGAGTTCACCATTCAGCAGTTCTGCAAGGCACGTATAGAACACGTTGAGAGCCGTATCAACGGCATGTTCAAGCTGGTTCGCTTCAAGATGTACGAGCAGCAAATCAACGGTGGGGAGATAGAAACGTGCGAAACCACCGTGGACGGGGTGCCGTTCTCTGACTTGAACAACGCAATGAAGATAAACGCAGGTCTCGACATCATAAATGCGATATGCGCCGCTAACGGCATCATCGCCCCTATATTTATCGACAACAGAGAGAGCGTGTCTGAAATCCTCTCTACGCAGTCCCAGATCGTCAATCTGATTGTGGACGAGAACTGCAAGACGCTCAAGATACAATAACACTTCAACGCAATACTAATTTTATAATTATTCCAATTATGGCAAATGAGAAACAAGCAGCCAACGGAACAAAGGCTGTGCAGAAGTACGAGAACATTTCAGAGCAGGTCCTTGCCCGCATTGAGGAGTTTCAGAAGACGGGCGGCATGGTGCTTCCCAAGGACTACTCAGTAGAGAACCACATGAAGAGCGCATGGCTCATTCTTCAAGCCACGACCGACCGCAGCGGACAGCAGGCTCTCGCAGTTTGCACCAAGGAGAGCATCGCCAACGCCCTGCTCGACATGGTGTTGCAGGGATTGTCGGTTTCCAAGAAGCAGGGCTACTTCATCGTGTACGGTAACAAGCTGGAGTTTCAGCGTTCCTACTTTGGAACAATCGCCCTCGCCAAGCGCACGGGCGGCATCAAGACTGAACCCGTTGCGAATGTCATTTACGAGGGCGACGAGTTCGTGTATTCCATTGACCCCAACACGGCACGCATTTCCATCGTGAAGCACGAGCAAAAGATAGAGAACATCGACAACACCAAGATTAAGGGTGCGTATGCTCTCGTTACGCTCGCTGACGGCACGACACAAGTAACCATCATGAGCATGGCGCAGATACGTGCGGCATGGGGACAAGGAGCGACCAAGGGCAACAGCCCTGCCCACAAGAACTTTGCGGAGGAAATGGCGAAAAAGACTGTTATCGGTCGTGCCTGCAAAGCCATCATCAACTCATCTGACGATGCGTGGCTCTACGAAGGTAAGGCGGACGATTTGGAGACTGACACCGCCACACGGCAGCGTGAAGCGACAACTGGCGCAGAAAAGCGTGTCGTTATTGATGCGGAGAGCTACGAAGAAGTGGAAACGACCACCGCTCCTGCTGCTCCTGCAACTGAACAGCCCACGGCAGATGCAGAAGACGAACCCGGTTATTAACCATTAAATCAGCGAACAATGAACCTTCACATACTCGGAAGCAACTCTTTTGGCAATTGCTATGTGTTAGAGACCGCTACGGAGGCTTTGATACTCGAAGCAGGTGTACGGATGGCTAACGTGAAAAAGGCTCTTAGATGGCAAATGAGCAAGGTTGTCGGGGCTGTTATCACGCACGAGCATAACGACCACGCAGGGCACGTTGCCGAAATGGCTGCTTCCGGCGTGACGGTTCTTGCGCTCAAAGAGGTTTTCAGTACTCACGGATTGGACGGCAAGCCGTTCACGAAAGTAATAGAGGGTGGTCGTGGCTACAAGCTCGGCAACTTCAAAATCCTCGCAATTCCCGTGAAGCATGACGTGCCGTGTCTCGGGTATGTTATCAGCCATCCAGATATGGGCAAGCTGCTATTCATCACCGACACGGTGACATTCGACTACATCGTTCCCGGTCTGAACACGGTAATGATTGAAGCCAACTATGCCGACGACATCGTGGCAGAGAACATCGCCAACGGGGATATGCCCGAAGCAATGCGCCCACGTTTGATAAACTCCCACATGGAGATAGGCCAGACGAAAGCAATACTTGCGGAGAACGACCTTTCGGAGGTCGGGGACATTATCCTCATCCACTTGTCGGACGGCAACGCAGACGAAGAGCGTTTCATTCGGGAAGTGCAGGAGCAGACGGGAAAGGTGGTCTATGCCGCCAATGCAGGAATGACGATTGACATTTCACTCAAACCATACTGACATGAGGTTCTTGATAGACAAGATAGACGGTTACTTCAACCTACGGACATTGACGGAATTTTTCCGTACGGCATCCAATGGCTACTACATGGTAAATATCACGAAGCAGCGCAAAGGACGGACGCTTAACCAAAATGATTGGCTATGGGGTTGTGTTTATCCGATATTGCTTGACGGGCTTCTTGATGCAGGATGGGAGTTTACCTCGGTTGAGCAGGTACATGAGTTCTTCAAGAAGCAGATGGCGCAGGACAAGGTCGTGAACTACAACACGGGCGAAATCGTGGAGATACCGAAATCGACAGCCACGATGGACACGCAGCAGTTTTCAATGTATATCGATGCGCTCCGTGCCTACGCAGAGGACTTTCTGAACGTAATCATTCCCGAACCGAACAAGAATTGGAGGACGGAAAGATGAGGTCTATATCAAACAGCGTGGTATCAACCCTTATCAGATGTTTTCCTATCATTCTCGCCAATCTGAATGAGGACGCAATGAGAACCAACACACGGCTCTACAATGCCGTGAGGCAAACAAGAATTATCATCAACAAGTTAAAGAAATCAGAAGATGAACAACGAAACACTGAACATCAATAAAGAGAACGTGCTGAACGCCTACGGCACAGCCACTGACGAGCAGAAAGCCCTGCTTGAAATCTCGGTTGGGAACTGAAAAAGTAACATCGCTATGACGGCAGGGTGGATTAAAGTATATCGTGGCATCACCGAAATGCACGGATATTTCGGTGAGAAATTCAACCGCCCGATGTGTTGGATTGACCTTATCTTGCTTGCCGAAAGCGAACCAAAGGATTTATCCTATCGTGGCATTAAGGTGGTCGTGGAGAGAGGGCAGATTGCAATATCAGTCCGTGAGCTGAGCAGTCGTTGGTCGCTCTCCGCTCCCACCGTCCGAAAAAGGCTTAAAGAGTTTGCGGAGGAAGAACGTATCACGGTAACACAATCCAACGTGGTGAGCATCATTACGATATTGGACTACGAACAATATCAACCTATTGCAGAGCCAAAACCACAACCGCAAC